TTGTGTCCATCACTGCGCCGGCAACCTTGACATCGATGCACCGCACACCGCGCAAATCTATAACAAATGCGTCGGGATTAAGTGTGTGGCGCAATGTTGCAACGTCGTTACCCGGTCGAAACATTGCAGCGACTTTCTCGCGGTTGTTCATCATCTCGTCGTACGTCTCACCGGGAACAACGAGCGGCAAATTGATGACGCGAGGATTAAGCCGGTAGTCAATATCACTGTCGCCTTCTTGGAATGGGCCTCGCTGCGTAATACGTGTAATTGGAGCAATGCCCCAATTGACGGCTCCGGTGACGTACATTGTTGCGCCACTGTAGCCGCCATTCGCTACGTTGAATTCCCACACTGCGCTTCCGCGGTAGAATTCTAATTTCATTACGCATCTCCCATCGTCATCATCCAAGCGCGTGCGTCGTTAATCAAAGATGACTCGCTTTGTGTGTTTGCGTACGATGCGCTGAAAGTGAAGTTGTTTACCGTCTGCGCCGCCGACAATGCCGCCTGCTCGGATGCTCCAATCACCTCGGGTATGCCGTCTTTGATACCGCCTGCAATACCTTTCGACACGTTGATGCCTACCATGTCGTGCATAAGTTTCGACGGTGAATCGATACCGAAGAAGTCTTTGATGGCTTGGTACGCTGCTTTTGCTGCGGTCATCGCCGCATCTTTGATAAGTGATGCACCGCTGCTGATGCCGTCGGCAATGCCTTGCACCATATTCGTTCCTAATGCAAGCGCTTCGGGTATGATTTCATCGAAGAACGATGTGAGGTTTTTGTCGAGCGTAACGAAGAAGGCCCATAGGTCTTCGAGCGCTGTGCCGACCGTCTCTTTTAACGTCGTCCAAGCGCCTTGAAAGTCTCCAGTGACGACCTGAGACAATGCGGTAAGAATACCGGTCACCGCTGCCATCGTGATGGTCACCAATGAGAAGAACGTGTCGAGCACCGTCTGAATATACGGCCATGCAATGGTAAAAGCCTGACTCAGCAACGTCCATGCAATTGCCGCACCTTGAAACGCCAATACGAGCACGTCGCGCACCGTAGTGGCGAGCGCACCGAGCAACGTTTGCAGGCCCTCGAGGAACGCCATAACCGTAGGCGATCCGAGGTACTCGGCAATTGCAGTGCCTGCGCCAATCATCGCATTGACAAAGATAGTGCCGAAGGTTGTTGCCGCATCGGTCAACGGTTGCAAGAAGACTAGCACCTGTGCAAGGTAGCCGTTGAGTACTTCGAGGATTCCCGGCACCGCTGCGATGGCGTTGCGTATGGTGTCGAAGATACCCGCCGCGGTGCCTGATTCGTTCATTCCGTTGATGAAGTCAGCAATACCGATGACCACGTCCGCAAAGATTGGAACAAGCGTGTCGGACAAGAACGTACCAAACTGCATCATAAGCGGCATAAGCGCTTCACCGAGCGTCTGCTGTATGCCTGCCATTTTCTCTTGCAGTATGACTTGTTGGCCCGCGTAGGTGTTCACCGCCGCCTGTGCCGATCCGCCGAACTGCGTGTTTAGTTCTTTCAACATGACTTCTTGAGCGCCTGCAACGTCGCCCGCTTCCACCATGGCTTTAATCATGGCTTCTTGCTCTGCGGTGAACTGTACGCCGCTTCGGCTTAGCGCCGCCAAGCCTGCGACGGGGTCGTTCAACGCTTTGCCGACTTGCATCGCTGCGCTGTCCAAATCCACACCAAGCGCTTGCGACATATCGAGGATTGCTTCGGTTGCGCCTGCAAACTGTAGGTCTTCAATGTTGGTAAACGTCGCTAAGACGTTTTGCGCACCGAGGATTGCATCATCAGAGAACAACGACACGCCAGCGGATGCGCTGAGGTTTGTTGCAAGGTTCGCCATCTCTTCCGCAGTGATGCCCGCCGCGCCACCGGTTGACTCGATGACCGCTTGCGTTTGCGCGAATACGCTGTTCCACTGCGAAGCCTCTTCGATGGAGCCGCTTACAAAGTCAGTGACTGCGCTGATTGCCTTGCCACCGAGTTGCGACGCCATCCCGATAAGGCCCTGACCGATTCCCTGCAATACCCCACTCATTACCGAGCCCATACCAGAGAACGACGAGCCCGCCTTACCAGCGTTTTTGCTGACATCGTCGAGCCCGTCGTTGACGGCCTTGGTGGTTTTGGTTGCATCGTCTTCGCTCTTAAAGCGAATCAGTACCGTCTCTTCGGCCATTACTTCTTATTCCTTCGCGCGCGTACCGTGCGTTCAACGTTCATCATGACTAAATCTTCTTGGATAACTCGCCAAGGGACCGCCTCAAGTTCCGTCGGTGTGCAGTGGTAAACGTCACGACACATAATCAGCCGTATGTATTCCATCGGCGCTTCTTCGCCCACCCAAAGGTGTGCACTGAGCGCCTTCTTTAGTTTCCCATTGATGGCGAGAGTGAACCGAGCACGGCTTTGACAATCTTTGGGAAGTGCTTCGCCGGGATATCCTCGAATTCGCCTTCGCTGACTTCTACGCACTTGCGCAGGATGGACACGGTAACGCTCAGGTCGTTTTGACTTGCCTGAAGTTTGATGAGATCGCCGATGGTCAACTTCGAATCGTCAACGGTGTATTCAATAGACATGTGGGGTGTCTCCTTTGTAGAAATTGTGTGGGGCTAAAAGTTGGCACGCGGTCACGCCCCACCATGACCGCACGCCCGAACTATGCGACGTCAGTGTACGTGATGGCCGGACAACGTACAGTGAAGGAAACCATGAGCGCATCGGCTGAGGATGCGTCAACGGCTGGGTAGTCGATGGATGTGATGTAGCCGGTTGCTGCGGTCTCGATCGTGTTGGCTCCCGAGCCCGCGCCACGTGGCACCCATTTGATTTGCACTGCGCTCTTCGCTGCGAAGGCACCCTGCGCAACCATGAACGGCTCCGTGGTGATGGTCTCGGTATACAAGATGTTCACCGTCACATCGACAGGCTCATACTTGCCCAACAAAATGATTGCGCCGCTCCCGTCGAGCGTGTAGGTGTCGGAGTTCATCACCGTTGCGGTTGCGGCGTCGACGCTCTGCGTGGCTCCGCTGATGTCAACGTACGACCCTGCGCCGACTTTGATGCTTACGGTTGAAGCAACGCCGTTGACTGCGGCTGTGGTTTGTGCCATGGTCTACACTCCTATTGGTTAATCTCACGGAATACAAGGGTCGCCACAACGGCGTCATAGTTACGGCCCGAAGCCGCTGGGAATTCTAAAACCTGCGCACGGCATCGAAGGTCAACAACTGCCCACGATGGCGCCGTCAATGTTTTGACTGCGTCGTGATACGCAGCCAAGTACGATTCGACGTTTGGCGCAACGTCGGACAAACCAAGCCCCATCCCCGCTGAGCGAAGTAATGCAAGGTCGGTTATCGTCCACTCAGCCATCATCACATGTCCAGAACCGCCCAGCGTCTTGGTTTGCACCCGTGCGGAACTCATGCCGATGGCGCTGATGATACGCATGGGAATGTCCGCAATTTCTGCGGAGTCTTTCAGCGATGACCCGCGGTATACCGTGGTCACACCGCTGACACTCATGGCCTCGACCGCGTCAAGGATGCTGTCGAGTTGTGACATTACGAGTGCCTCACGTATTTCTTGATGATGGTTGATACATCGGTCGGAAACCGTGCGGGAGCCATAAGCACGCCGTCTGCGCTGATGATGTTGCGGTCTGTATCCGGGCCGCCTTCGCGTCTTCGGTACAGATATGCCCCGAGCATCAACGTGGCGCTTACGATGTCCGCTGGTGGCGTTGTAGAGTATGCAAAGCGACCGACGACCGAGATGGAGTATTCCGGCGTACCGGTGAATGTCCACTCAATGTTGGCGCTGTCTTTGAGTCGGATTGCGTACCATGGCTTTACGTTGATATCGATGGTCACGACGTCCGACAGTGAAACTGCGGTGCCGTTGCCGTTGGTAATCGACGTCAATGCACAGAGGTCAGCACCGAGCCACAAGGTGCGCCCGTCGTCCTCGAGATCGCCCAACACTTCACGACGGTACAACGGTGTGTAATACCGCGTCGTGTCTGCGGCCGCTTCGAAGACTCGGTGCGTCTGACGCTCTATTTCGGTCTGCGCACGAGTCACCGCATTGCCAAGTTGTGTGTCGTCCGTCGTTGCGGTTGCGCCGATGTACGCACGCAAATCCGCTGCGGTTGCGTATGCCATTTAGACTACCTTCGTGGTGCGCTTCGGCTTCTCGGTTGGCTCTGATTCAACTGCGACGGCTGAGCCTTCGTCAATAAGAATCTTTGCATCAACGTCGCTGACTTCGATGATATCCCCGGCTTGGTACGTGGTGCAGGCCTTGGTTGCTGCGTCACGGAATACGATGCCGGATAACATTTGTACTTTCATGTGGGGTCTCCGTGTGGTAGGGAGGTGTCAAGGATTCCTTGACACCTCCCTGATTGACTAAGCGTGGACGCCGACTGCGAAGGCTTCGATTTGGGTCACGTCGCCACCGTAGCGCCATGAAGCGACGATGTAGGTCAAGCCCTTGCGCACGTCGCGCCATCGCTCGATCTGGACACCGCTTGCGCGCTCGACAAATGCGTAGAACGAGTAGTTACCGAAGATAATCGATTTGTTGGTCGTGGCAATCGCTGGGATTTGCGCCGACAACATCACCGGCCATCCTTCGACCGTGCGCTGGCCGTTCACGGTGTCCGTGATGCGGTTGTAGTTGGTCAGGTCGAGGGTCTTCAATGCGCCCCAAGTGGAGTTCTGCATAATGAAGCCGGTTTCCCCGTTGGTCAGGTATTCGCCTGCGACGTCGGTGCTGAGCCCGACAATCTGCGCGTTGGTGATTGCCGTTGCGCTGAATGCGAAAGTGTTGGTGACTCGGGTCAGCAAACCGTACGGCTGCGAAGAACCGGAACCGTTGACGATGTAGTTGTTTGCGCTGACTGCCATTGCGCGTGCAATTTCGTTCTGCAAGAACTCTTCGAGGTTCGACGAAGTGTCGGCCATGAGTTCGTCAGACAAAGCAAATTCGAGGGTGTCTTTGTAGAGTTGGATGGTCTTGGAGTTGGCGAGGTTTGGCTCGCTGGCTGTTGCGGTCACGCCTTCGGCAACGATTCCGGGAGTTGCCTTGGTGCTCTGCGCAGGCATGATGTGCTTCCACGATTCTGTGGTGACACGAGTGAAACCAATTTGACCCAAGAACGAGAGTTCATCACGACGTGCCGTGATGGTGCGGTTGATGGTCGTTGGAACGGTGAAACCGCCGTCGTTGTTCGTTGCTTCGGTCAGTGTCTTCGTTGCTGACTTCTTCGCGTTGTGCAAGGTGTTCATCACCGATGCATCGTCGCTGCCACGCATGAAAGACTTGTACGCCTGATGGTACTCGTTGGTGTCAAATGGGCTCACTGTTTCGACCGCAGCCGGTGCGGCCTTCATTGCTGGTGCGTTGTGGATCGTGCCGCCTGCTACGGGCTCACCGGCCAGTTCGCTAATTGCGGCCTTGACTGCGTCTTTGATGTTTTCCATGGTGTTGTGTGTGTCCTCTGTAGATACTGCGGTTTTGATATCGTCATGACCGGTGTTCGCTGCCGCAGTGCGCACAGTGGTTC